GACTTGTAAACTCTATCAAAGCAAGAGTGAAGTTAACTCAAGAAGATAGAGATACATTGTATCAAGGAAGAATCAACCCTATCGCAACTTTCGCTGATGTGGGAACTGTAATTTGGGGTAATAAAACTCTACAAGTTGCAGATACTGCACTTAACAGATTGAACGTTAGAAGATTGTTACTTCAAGCAAGAAAGTTAATTTCAGCAGTAGCTGTAAGATTGTTGTTCGAACAAAACGACCAAATCGTTAGACAACAATTCTTGGATAGTGTCAATCCTATTTTGGATTCAATTAGAAGAGACAGAGGTTTATATGACTTCAGAGTAACAGTTTCTTCCACACCTGAAGACTTAGATAGAAATACATTAACAGGAAAGATATACTTAAAACCTACGAAGGCTTTGGAATTCATCGATATTGAATTCTTCATCACACCGACAGGAGCTTCGTTTGAAAATATCTAAAAAAAATAAGGGGGACATTGTCCCCCTTTTAGCCAAATGAAAAGACAGTTTACAGAAGGATTTGAAACAGAGGGATCACCTGATTTAAAATATTATGCATTCGATTGGGATGATAATATTGTTTATATGCCAACCAAAATAATTCTCAAAGATGTAAATGGAAAAGAAGTTGGAATGTCGACAGACGATTTTGCACAATACAGACATGTAATTGGACAAGAACCTTTTGGATATGATGGAACAACTATTGTAGGATATGCTGACCAACCATTCAGAAACTTTAGAACTCAAGGTGATAAAGATTTTTTGGTCGACTCAATGAGGGCAAGAACAGGTCCAGCATTTGATGATTTCAGAGAAGCTATCAATAATGGTTCTATTTTTTCAATTATTACTGCAAGAGGGCATAATCCCGATACAATAAAACAAGCGATTTATAATTATATTATAGAAGGATTCGGAGGAATAGATAAAGATGAACTTGTAAAAAATCTTAAAAAATACAGGTCTTTTGCTGGGGAAGGAGAAATGTCTGATGAAGAACTTATAAAATCTTATTTAGAACTTAACAAATATCATCCTGTTTCTTTCGGTGATGAACAAGGGGCAGTAAATCCTGAGGAAGCTAAAGTAGAGGCGATGGAAAATTTTGTTAATTATATTAAAGGAATGGCAGCAGTACTTAATAAAAAAGCTTTTTTAAAGAAAGATATTGCAAATAAATTTGTTCCTAAAAAATTATCTATAGGCTTTAGTGATGATGATCCTAAAAACATAGAAGTAATGAAAAAACATTTTAAAAATAAACCAGATAATATAGTAAAGACTTATTCTACTGCTGGAGGATTTAAGCAGGAAGTTAAATAAGAATAACCTCATCAAAAAAAAAGTAAATAGAAAAATTTTTGTGAAATGCTATATTTATCTATAAAATAATAAAAACAAAAAAAATTAAAACACATGGCTGATTTATTAATGAAAATGCCGATTCCTTACGAACCAAAACGACAGAATCGTTTTATCTTAAGGTTTCCATCCTCACTTGGTATAAATGAATGGTTTGTTGAATCGACAGCAAGACCACACATACAAATAGTATCCACTCCAATTCCTTTCTTAAACACTGAAACTTATGTTGCCGGTAGATTTACATGGCAACCAATTCCAGCAGTTTTTAGAGACCCAATTGGACCTTCAGCGGCACAAGCTCTGATGGAATGGGTTAGACTTCATGCAGAATCTGTAACTGGTCGTATGGGTTATGCTGCTGGTTACAAAAAAGATGTCGACTTAGAAATGTTGGACCCAACAGGAGTTGTTGTAGAAAAATGGATTCTTTATGGAACCTTCCTTACAGATGTAAACTTCAATGCGTTAAGTTATGCACAAGATGGTTTAGCAACAATTTCTACTTCACTTAGAATGGACCGTTGTGTTCTTGTTTACTAATTTTAATATTTCTATTTATTAAAAAAAACTTTTTTTTATATTTAACCGTAGAGTAATAAACTTTACGGTTAAATTTTTATATGGATAATCAAGCAAAAGAATACGGTCAATCAAATTTTACATTACCACACGATGTGGTTCCTTTACCTACCCAAGGTTTTTTTTATAAAAATAAAAAAAAATCAATTAAAGTTGGATATTTGACAGCCAATGATGAAAATATTTTGATGGCAGCTGGAAATGATATGACACAAACTTTATTAAGGTCAAAAATTTATGAACCAGATATTAGGATTGAAGATTTGATGGAAGGGGATGTTGAAGCACTTTTAATATTTTTAAGAAATACCGCTTTCGGTCCTGAAATGGAATTAAATTTAACGGACCCTAATACTAGAAAACCTTTCAAAACAACAGTGAAGTTAGATGAGTTGGATATAACCAAAGGTCAACAACCTTCTGAAGATGGAACGTTTATGACAACATTACCCAAATCACAAACTACCGTCAAACTTAAACCCATGACCTATGGAGAAATTTTGGAAATACAAAGGATGGCTGAAACATATCCTGAAGGTAGAACGGCTCCTAAAGTAACATGGAGATTGAATAAACAGATTGTAGAGGTAAATGGAATCACCGACAGAGGGGAAATTGTAAAATTCATTGACCAAATGCCAATAGCAGATTCCAAATACATTAGAAAATTCTTGGATGATAATGAACCAAAATTGGATTTGAAAAAAACAGTAGTCGCCCCTTCAGGAGAAAAACTAACAGTTAATGTTGGGTTTGGGGTGGACTTTTTTCGTCCTTTCTTCTGATTATAGAAAAGGACAAATAGATGAATTCTATTTTTTAAAAACTCTTTTGAATGTATCCTATTCAGATTTTTTGATAATGCCAATTTTTATTAGAAAGTATTTGTTAAATAAATGGATGGAACTAAACAGATAGGACTGAATTTTCAGTCCTTTTGTATTTATATATAAAATAACATTATGTTTTTTCAAGCAGGCACAACACCAGAGGATTCGAACAGTAAAGGAAATCAAGGGAAAGCTTTAGAAGGAGGGCCAGAGAAACTCAAAGAAGCTCAAGACGCACTGAGTCAATTTAGTTCGAATATACTTCAAACCTTTACTCAAGGAAGAGAAAGAATTTTTGAACTCCAAAGGTCTTTAGTCGATGCATTACCAAACGTAAGAAGATTAGGGGGTAATTTATCAGATGTACAAAAAATAATATCAGGTGTTGCTGAAGCTTCAAGACGAAATGTTGTTGCCTCGACTGAACAGATTGAAAAATTATATGCTATAGAAAAAGTTATAGGAAAAACAGGTGGTGAATTAGCGGAAAGTTTTTTAAACGTTGGTATTGGAATAGAATCTATACCTGACGCACTTGAGGAATCAATTCAATATGTACAAAGTATCGGTGGAAATGCCAAAACAGTATTTGCTGATGTAAGTAAAAATATGGATCAAATGAACCGTTTTCAATTCGAAGATGGTGTTTTAGGTTTAACAAAAATGGCTGCTCAAGCTTCGATGATGAGGGTTGACTTAGGACAAACATTAAAATTCGCGGATGATGTTTTAGACCCTGACAGAGCGATAGAAGTCGCTGGAGCATTTCAAAGGTTAGGAGTGGCAGCTGGAACTTTGGTTGACCCTTTTGCTTTAATGAATGCTTCTATCAATGACCCTTCAGGTTTACAGGATAGTTTGATAGAGGTTTCAAAACAATTCACGTATTTTGACGACGAAACAAAATCTTTCAAAATCAACCGACAAGGTGTATTGACACTGAGAGAAATGGAAAAAGCCGCGGGATTGGCACAAGGTTCAATGTCAAAAATGGGTTTAGCCGCGGCTGAATTAGATGAAAGATTGTCTCAAATAAGTCCTTCGATAAAGTTTGAAAATGAAGAGGACAAACAATATCTCGCAAACATTGGATCGATGAGTGAGGGTGGTGATTATGTTGTAAAACTTAAAGGTAGTGATGAAGATATAAAATTAAGTGAAATTACTCAAACAGAATTTAATAAATTAATAGATGAACAAAAAGCCGGATCCAAAAGTGTTGTAGAAACTGCTCGAGAACAATTGACGTTGTCACAAAGCACCGACAACAACATCGCAGCAATTAAAAGTCTTATGCTGGGTGTAACTCTGACTAGTGACGCGGCAATGGATGTGACAGAGGGTCTCAAGCAAGTCGCGGATGCAACTGCTAGAGGAGCAGAAAAAACAACGGATATTGCAAAACTTAGAGAGGAGGCCAACAAAAATTCACAAACTTTAAGAGACGATTTGATTAAATCCATTAAAGGAGGAAAGGCTAGTGAAGCGGAAATATTTGCAACTCTTGCTGAAGGAGCGGTTAATATTTTTGGGGCGGTGAGTAAAGAATCGATGGCACAAATTGCAGGAGCATCTCGACAAATATCTAAAGAACTTAATGATGAAAAAAACACAGCAACCGCACGAGGTCTTTCCGATGCGGTTTCTCCAATTTTGGAAGCTTTATCAATGGCAGTTACTGGTGGAGAAAATTTTATTCCTACACAAAATGGTCCATTTGGTGTAAATCCTGCAACAAATAATACTTTACCAGGACCTATTACTAATGTCACAGTTGGAGGAATTTCACCGAATCCGTCTTTACCAGGCATGTCGTCATCACTCCCA